GCTAGAGCCATTGACTTATATAAAGCTGATAAAGGAATAGGTCAAGAAAAACCTAAATCAAATAAGGATGCGGCAAAATCTGTGTCTACAAAGAACTCACGTAGTACACCACAGAAAGATGAATCTAGTTCATACCTAAAAGAGTCAGATGTTCAACGTATGTCTGCACAAGAGTATGAGAAAAACTCAGATGAAATCATGGAAGCTATACGTAGTGGCAAGTTTGTCTATGATGTAAGTGGGTCTGCACGATGAGTATAATATTTAAGCCACAAAAAGAAATGGAACTATTTGCTCCGTTTGGGCCAACAATGGGATACTACCGTATGCCAGATGAGTTGGTTGAGAAGCTAAATAGTAAAATGTCTGATAAGTTAAAAGACTATTCGGATAACTTGGTAGGCAAAGTAAAAGCAGAGTTAGCTTTTGATAAAGAAATTGTAGATATTGCTCAAGAAGGTTTAGGGCAGTTTGTAGGTAAATACCAAGCCTACACAGAACTACGCAACTCTTTTGGGGCTAACTCACTAGATGTAGATAACTACAACTATGGATTACAGGTAGTATCAGGCTGGTTTGTACGACAATTTAATGGTGAGTACAATCCGCTACACATCCACACAGGGTCAAGATTATCCTGTGTAGGATACCTAAAACTACCTGAAGGAATAGAAGAAGAGTGGGAAGAAGATTACAAAGACCACCATCCTGCTAATGGGCATATACAGTTTGCATCAGGTACACCATCAGGATATACCTGCACAAACTTTGTAATTAAGCCACAGGTTGGAGACTTCTATGTATTTCCTTCACAACTATTTCACTGCGTATATCCATTCTATACAGAAGGAGAACGTAGGTCTTTCAGTATGAACATGAATTTTATTGAGATACCGAAAGAAAAAAAGGTTGACAAATAGTTATATATAGGTATAACTATAGTCAGATTAGTGTAACTTTGTTGCGCAGAACTGTTACACTACAATACGCAAACAGCAAAGTCTTACGGATTACCTGAAGCGCATGGCCCGTAAAATAGTAGGGCGGCCACCTTATTATTGAACGCACCCAAGCAAATCAGCCTCTAAATAGTCTTGTAAGTTTGCATCTGTGAATAATGCTAAATGGAGATTATAATGGCATTTACTACCGCAGCCGGGTATGGTAATCTTCCTAACGGTAATTTTAGTCCTATTATCTACAGCAAACAGGTGCAGGTTGCTTTTCGCAAGGCATCTATTGTTGAAGCAATCACCAATTCTGATTACTTTGGTGAGATTGCGCAGATGGGCGATTCCGTTAAGATTATTAAGGAACCCGAAATCACCGTTAAGGAGTATGCACGTGGTACGACTATTACCCCGCAAGACCTTGACGATGAAGAGTTCAGCCTAACGATTGACAAAGCTAACTACTTTGCTTTCAAGGTGGACGACATTGAAGAGGCACACTCACACGTTAACTTCCAATCTTTGGCAAGTGATCGTGCTGCGTATCGCCTCGCTGACCAGTTTGACCAAGATGTTCTTGGCTACTTGTCAGGCTTTAAGCAGTCAGCCATTCATGGTGCTGCTAACGCTGTTAACACAACTGTTAATGGTGCAAAGGCTGTTTCAACAGCTTCCAGTGGCTCAAACCTCGTAGGTGCTGAACTTTTGGCATCCATGTCGCTTGACGCTTCTGACTTCACTAATACTTCTGGAACAGCAGGTGCTGCTAATAGTTGTATTGGTATTGAGCCACGTGCAGGTGGTGCAACTGCTGCTAAGTCCAGCACTGCAGGTAACGCATTTCCGTTACAAATCATTGCACGTATGTCACGTCTAATGGATCAGCAAAATGTTGATACCCAAGGACGCTGGCTTGTTCTTGACCCAGTATTCATTGAGGTACTGAAGGATGAAGATTCACGTCTTCTAAATTCTGACTTTGGTGGTTCTGGTTTGCAGAATGGTCTTATCTTGAATAACCTTCACGGTTTCCAAGTTTATTCGTCTAACAACCTCGCTTCGCTTGGCACTGGCCCAGCGACTACAGGCGGTGTTAATTCGTCTAACATGGGTATTATCGTTGCTGGTCATTCATCTGCTGTCGCAACTGCAGAGCAGATTAATAAGACTGAGACTTATCGTGACCCGGACAGCTTCTCAGATATTGTCCGTGGTATGCATCTGTATGGTCGCAAGATTCTTCGTCCTGAAGCAATCGTTACTGCGGCTTATTGTTTGGCTTAAAGGGGGATTGAATTATGGCACTTGGTGATAATACTACCTCTGTAGCACGAGGAAATGATGGTCGTGGTCGTAAGCCTTACTTAATCCAAGCAGACCTGAATTTTGAAACGGCTGTAAGCGATAAGGGTACTGCCCTCGCTGCAAACGATGTAATTCCGGGTTTGACTATTCCAGCTAATACCCTAATCATGTGTGCTGGTTTTGAAGTAACAACTGCTCATGCAGGTACTTCAACTGACACTGATTTTGATTTTGGTATCACAGGTGGAGACTTGGATAACTTTGTTGATGGCTTTGATTTTGATGGAGCATCAGTAGGTGACTACGGTTTTAAGGCAGGACAAACTCCTGTTCTTGTCGGTGGCACTTCTGATACCATTGATGTTGAAATCCAAGCAATGACAGGTACAACAACAGGTGGAGTAATCCGCATGTTTGCTGTCTGCATGGACGTTGACGATACGGGTGACATGACTGCTCAAGAAGTAGATCGTGATACACTAGCATAAAGTAATGTGACGGGGCAGGGGTGACTTGCCCCCTCACTTTCATTTAGGAATTTAGTATGGCATATGATTTTCTTGGTTTGACAAATGAAGTTCTTGCCCGTATGAACGAGGTAGTGCTTACCGCTACTAACTTCACTGCAGCAAGAGGCTATCAGATACAATGTCAAAACGCAGTAAATGATGCTATCAATTATATTAATCAAAGAGAGTTTGGTTGGCCTTTTAGCCATTCAACACAAACAGAAACTCTTGTAGCTTCACAGACACGATACACAGTTCCTACTGGTACGCAGCATGTGGACTACGAAACATTTAGAATAAGCAAAGATAATACGCTAGGTGTAGATGCTACTACCCTACGTGTACTAGACTATAAAGAATATGTAGACAAATATATTGGTCAAGAAACCTCATCAGGTGTAGGTGGCGTTCCGAACTTTGTATTTAGAACACCTGATAATAATTACGGCTTATACCCTTACCCAGACAAAGCATTTACACTAAAGTACGAATTTTATAGTATACCTACTGCTTTAGCTGCTGCCACTGATGTTCCCACTGTCCCTGAACAATTTAGACAAGTTATCGCAGATGGTGCGACTGCATATGCATATCAGTACAGAGGTGAAGCACAACAGTATGGTTTAAACTTTACTAGGTTTGAAGAGGGTATAAAGCATATGCAATCTATATTATTGAACAGAACAGATTATGTGAGGTCAACCTATCTTCCGCACTCGCAAAGGTATGGCATTAACGTAGCTGCATTTTAGGTGTATTAAATGGCAGATGAAGCTGGCCTCAATCCTTTTGTTTTCGCTTGTCAGGGTGGATTAGTCTTAGACCAATCTACTTTTGCTATGCAGCCGGGGATGGCACTAGAATTACAAAACTTTGAGCCAGACGTGTCTGGTGGTTATAGAAGAATATCTGGATATGCAAAGTGGAATAGTAATGTAGTTCCACAAACAGCATCAGATTCTGAACCAATCTTGTTGTCAGCCCACTTTAAGGGTAAGGTAGTAGCCGCTAGAGGAACAAATATATATCAAGCTGGAACTACTGGTTCGTGGTCACAGATAGATAGTGGTAGAACAAGCGCAGGTAGGTATACACATTTTAGATATAACTTAAATGGTACAGAACATATTATATGGGCTGATGGTGCTAATAGAGCAACAAAATATGACGGTTCAACTGTAACAGATATTAATGCAACAGGCTCACCAACTAATCCAAAGTTTGTTGTAGGTTATAAAAATGCTATGTTCTTTGCTGGACATACAGCCAATAAAGAAGAACTAATATTTACTGCACCTTTTACAGACA